TCAAAGTGCCAAGCAGGTAATGTCTGAGCAGTTGAAAGACTTGCGGTCTTACAACGATAGCTTGATATCGAATAACCTTGATTTGACCATCCAAGGTCAAAAGAACCTGGATAAAATGAAGCGCAGCCGTAATTGGTGGCGCGTAGGCACCTTTGCCGGGTTCTTGACAGCTGTAGGCGTTCACATGAATTGGAAGGAATCATGGTTCAAGGTGGGAAAGTAGCCTTAATCACAGGCATCACTGGTCAGGATGGAGCGTATCTGACTGAGCTGCTGCTGTCCAAAAGCTACAAGGTTCACGGCATCAAGCGCAGGTCGAGCAGCCTTAATACTCAAAGAGTCGATAGGTTCTATGAGCATCCTGATTTCACCTTGCATTATGGCGATGTGACCGATGCGGCCAATATGATGGCTTTGATTAACCGCATCCGACCTGATGAGATTTATAACCTAGCAGCGCAGAGCCATGTGGCGGTCAGCTTTGAGACCCCTATTTATACGGTCAATGTAGATGGCACCGCGATTCTCGGCATTCTTGAGGCGGTCCGTCTGCTTGGCTTGGATTGCAAGATTTACCAGGCAGGCACCAGCGAGATGTACGGCAATGCACCAGCACCGCAGAGCATCAAGACTGCTTTTCAGCCTTGCTCACCCTATGCCTGCGCCAAGGTCATGGCTCACCATCTGATGCAGACCTATCGAACGGCTTATGCGATGTTTTGTGTGAACGGTATCCTGTTCAACCATGAAAGCCCTCTCCGCGGTGAGACTTTTGTTACGCGCAAGATTGTGGATGCTGCCAAGAACATTTATTATGGCAAGCAGAATATCCTGAAGCTTGGCAATCTACATGCCATTCGCGATTGGGGTCATGCCAAGGATTATGTCAAGGGTATGTGGCTGATGATGCAATATCCTGAGCCTGAAGATTGGGTTTTGGCCACTGGTCAGACCTGCTCGGTTCGTGACTTCTGCGCCAAGGTATTTGCGAAGCTTGGCATCGAATTGAAATGGCAAGGACTTGGACTGAACGAGGTCGGCATGGATTCCGAAGGCAGGATATTGGTTCGCGTTGATGAGCGTTACTTCAGACCCAATGAGGTCGAATTCCTTCAAGGCGATGCGACCAAGGCAAAGAAGGTTCTTGGATGGGAGCCGAAGCATGACATCGATTCACTCATAACCGATATGATTAGTGCGTAAAAGTTCCAAGATATACATCGCTGGCCATACCGGTATGGTTGGCTCGGCATTGTTGGACCATCTGACAAGCAAGGGTTACACGAAGATTATGACTCCTACCAATCGGATTGACCTGACCGACCAGAAGCAGGTTTACGATTGGTTCAAGTATGCACAACCCGAATATGTGTTCATCTGTGCTGCCAAGGTTGGAGGCATCAAGGCAAACAACCAGCATCGGGCTGATTTCATCTATGAGAACCTGATGATTCAAACGAATCTGATCGATATGGCTTATCGGTTTGATGTCAAGAAGCTTCTGTTTTTGGGTTCAAGTTGCATCTATCCGAAGCATTGTCCGCAGCCTATTCGTGAGGAATACTTGTTGGGTGGCTATTTGGAGCAAACCAATGAGCCTTATGCTGTGGCTAAGATTGCTGGCATCAAAATGGTGGAGAGCTATCGGAGACAGTACGGCTGTGACTTTATAAGCGTTATGCCTTGTAACTTGTACGGACCGAATGACAACTTCAATATCGAGTCGGGCCATGTCATTCCAAGCCTGATGCGTAAGGCTCAAACGATGGAGCATATCGATGTTTGGGGAAGCGGCAAGGCGCGCAGGGAGTTCATGCACGTTGATGACTTGGCCGAGGCGATGCATTTTCTGATGTGCGAATATTCCGATGATTTGCATATCAATGTAGGCACTGGCAGGGATATGACCATCGAAGAGTTGGTGGATGCCATCTGCGAGGTGAGTGGTTTTAAAGGTTCCATCAGTTTTGACAGGAGCATGTCGGAGGGAGTCCTGCACAAGCTATTGGATGTGCGCCGTATCAACCAGCTAGGATGGGTGAGCAAAATAAATATTTATGAGGGGTTGGAACAGACCTGGAAGTGGTTAAATTTAGCCCATGATAACGGTAAAATTAGAGTTTAACCTTGCCAATCCTGAGCATAAGAAGGAATTCATGCGGTACAGCAAAAGTTTTGAAATGGCTATCCTGCTGGATAACATTCAGAGTGGATTTGTTTTCAAGAATGTGGTAACTGACAAGGATTCCCAAACCTATATCGATGGGGTTGAGGATACCCTTCTGCAGATCAAGACCATGATGAAGGATTATGAAATCAATTTAAAGGAACTTATATGAATGATCTTGAAATTCATAATATGCTCTGTGATCATCGGCGCAATGTTCTGAGGTTGGTGGATATAGACCCTGATATTAATTTTTCGGATAAGATGAAGCTTATCGGTTATGCTCGCAAGTTGCGTAACCGTTTAGACCAGATGGCTCCTAATATTCAATTAGAATTCATTTCAGTAGATGCAAATCAGCAAGTACATAACACTGGAGGAAGCGACCAAGAGCCAAACGGCGATACGGTTGGGACTTTCAAACACTCCAGGTCCTAAAGAAATCGAAGCCATGAGGCTGGTTGGGTTGAACTGTTTCGACCCATTGAGAAGGTGGTGGCGCAAACCCATTGGCATTAGTTCGTTTTACCGAAGCCCAGAACTGAATAAAGCTATTAAAGGCAGCAAGAATAGCCAGCATTGTAAAGGTCAGGCCATTGATATTGATGCGGACATGTATCATAATGGTATCACCAACAAAATGATATTTGATTGGCTAAAGCTAAACGTGGACTTTGACCAATTGATCTGGGAGTATGGCGATGATTTGAATCCTGCTTGGGTTCATGTGAGCTATGCAGCTAGAGGCAAGAACCGCAAACAAATATTGAGAATAGGATGACCGACCCAAAGCAAAAAGCCCAAGAGATATTCTTCCTGCACTGGTTTGAGACCTACAGCAAGCTATCCAATATGAGCCGTATGAAAGCTTTGGATGAGGTTGATAAGAATATAATAAGTGATTACACCAATTCTACCTATTGGCAGGAGGTGAAAAAGCATCTCTTGACCTTCGTATAGGCACCATAGCTCCGACTCCCCATTGTCGGGTTGATGGGTCGAAGCTACCAAATATAAAAACATCTCGTTTTGTGAGATATCCCACGTTACCTTGTAGGCTTACTTGGTCGGTTTTGGTCACATTGCCTCCGACCATGAGCATGGATGGGCGATGGTAAACATTGGTGATTCGGGTGATTGGAATCTTTAAGCGATGGGTCAGCTCGCGCGATACTATCTTGTTTTGGCTTATTACCTCTTTTAAGACTATTTTAAGCGTATCCGTGTCGACCGAGTCCAAGTATGTCACCTCGCTAAAAAAAGCCCTTAGAATCGCTCCTGTGTCTACCTTGGAAGGGATGGCTTGGTTGATGATGTTGATGGGCTGACCTGCTGGAAAGTTTATGGTTTGAGGTGGCAGGTTTACGATGACCGTATCCGAGCTGACATTGGTATTATTGAACTTAAGCGCACCCGATTGTCGCAGGTCCCAATAGATGACCCCGATTAGGATGATGCCGAGCAGTAAAATGATTTCTCCTAGTTTCATAGCATTAAGCCGCCCCCGATAGTCAGGAGGCGGCAGGGTTTAACCAAACAAACCGTTATTGAATTTTTTTATCACCTACCCGGATACCGATGATGCCTAGGGCGGTAAGGATTAATTCGGTGGCTTTGGATAAGTCACCTGTCTTTGAATAGTGCAGCAAGCCAAGTCCGATTAGACCGAATCCTGCCCATACTGCTTTTGATTCCCACCAATTTTTCATTTGAGTATAAGATTACCTGTTAGAAATATTTGAATTGTTTCGAGGCGTTTCAATTCCCCTTCTAAATTTACGACTTTTAAAATTAAATCGCAAAAGTTCCGAATCCCCACAGGATCGCCAGGCGGCACATAGGCATCCTGATAACCGCGACCATCAACCTCGGTTATGATGGGTTTGTAATATGTGAGCATATACATCCCATTGCGCTGCCGAGTTAGCCACAGTTCCATTCTATTGCTTGGCTGATAACTGGGTGCGGTTCAGTTCCGATGCCCTGCGCAGGCGGTCTATCTCTTCCTTGTGGTTATCGATTCTGGCATCATGCTTGATTACCAAATCATGCACCTTATCGACTTTGCCTGTCAGTGAGCTGAATTGGTATCCTGCTATTCCCAGCAATGCCCAAGTGGTTATGTTCTTGAGCCAATTAACCGTATCGTGATTCCCCTTTGTTGTCATGGTTATGGATTGTCAAACCATCCGTTGGCTTGCATTTCGGCCTCAGTTTGGAGTAGTGATTGTTCTGATTGGTTTAGGTAATTAGTCTGATCTTCTGGTATCATTAAAGCAGTTACAGGAGGTAAGGTTGGGTGCGTGATCCATCCATACCAATAGGTCGTTGTTGATGGGTCACAGCCAAGATCCGTGGCGATTTCATCGCTTCGGTCCATGGCATCCTGAGTGTTGGCGTAGATTAAGTAAAGCATTAGATTGAGTAGTAATTTGTAATATTTGTTTCAATTCCAACACGATTTGCTGATTGGTCAGTAGGATAAACAATCAATTCACTGAACCAACCATCAAAATCAGTGCTACCTGAGAATATTGAATATACACCAATGGTTGGTAATCTATTACTAAGCTTTGCTGAAATCAATCCAGTGTTATTGTTTATAATAGTTCCATTAAATGAACTTTTTCCATTTCCTGAACTTAAGTTATATCCATAACATCCCAAATTAATTGAAGTATTACTTAAAATTGCACTAGTTGTTGGGCTTGAAGTATTATTATTAATTAATAAATAAGAGTTAGAAGCACCTACATCTATATAATATCCATCTTGTGCAAATAATGATTGGCCTTTACCAAATATTACTTGAGATCCTGCTTGATTAGCTGGTTTGGCCGCGATATAAATACTATAGGTATTTGTAAAATCAAATGCTGACTCATTGGCCAAAGCAACCTCCATATATTTGATATTGGCGGTTCCAAAAAATAATGATGGAATAGTATTAGCCTTATCTATTGTTCCAGATGAAACGATTCTTGGTTGTTCATTAGCAGTTGATTGTAAGAAATCTCTACCACTACCACCCTGATCATACCACTTAGTTACAAATCCATTACCAGCACCAACAAAAGTTGTTAATGCTGTTTCATCAAGGTTCACTCCGCTAAATCCTATATCCTGCTCAGTATTATCAGATGACCTACGAACCCTTATTGCGGCACCGCTATATGTGGTTGATAATTTACGAACACTATATCCAGCAGTAGCACCAGGATAAGCTGTAAGTAATTCCAACGGCACCGGTGTCGGCGGTGTTATCTCACAAGGCAAAGCGGTGAAGGTTGTATAAACTGGCGCACCATCACCTAACCTAAATCCACCTAGATTAAAAGCGTTATTGATTGTTACGACATATTGCGAGCCGTTCCAAACCGATGTGACTGAGATTTGTGGGCCAAGGAATGTATATAATTCATTGTATAATATTGTAGCATCATCGATGGGAATGGCTGATCCTAATTGTTCTGGCAAAACACCACCAGAAGCAAAATAATCAATAAACCTCCATTCAAAGCCATAATCGAATGAAGCTTGATAGCATACCAAATCGCATGAGCCACCTTCAAAATCTGTTACCTTATTAATTGTAAAAGGAATTGTAGCTAATTCAGTTGTTACATTTATAGTAGTTGGCTGAGTACCTATATAATAAATAAAGCATGATTCATAACCAGTGCTGTTTTGATAAATATTGCCACTAAAATTAGCTGCTAAATAATCAGAAAAGACCTCTCCATCAATGGTCCAATCAACAAAAAAATTAGATCCATAGTCTTCTGCATTTATACCCAAAACATACAAGCACTCTTCAGCACCACCAGGCAACAGACCTATGATTTGTTTCCCTATATAGGATTTGCAGCAATCAATATTCATTTTTCAGACAGTTTTGTAAGCATTGGACATCTCCCCTAATTTCGCAAATAAAATCGATAGCCAGGTAGGCGAATCGATAAACCTTGGTCTCATCAAGTGCCACCCCTTTGTTCTCGGCCTCCCAGATCGTAACCGAATCGGTATCGTAACCACTGACCGCACAAATTACACTCGTAGCATCCATAGCGGTAGCGGTTGCATGCATGTCGCTCTGAAGCACTCCAATCAGGTCGGCTGCCAAGATATCATCCACTAGGGGCGAATCTTCAAGCTGAGTCTTGGGAACAGCCACGACCAGCCTGAGTGGGATAGTGGCAGTAACCATCTGAATCGTATCGGAGCAGCTGGTCAGTCTGGTAGCGGTCCTATCGATTTGCATCGATACGTTTCCGCGCTTTCGGATGTAAGCTGAACCGTTCTTATCAAAGTTCTGAACATCCACATAGCCAGCCTTGAAACCTTTGTAATACATCGGGCGCAAGGTTCCATCGGTACGCTTGATGATTTCGCAATACTCATAGACCGTATCGAAATACCCGGTACCCATCAACTTATCCGATATGTCACAAAATAAATCGTTTATCATGCTTTGCTTCCAAATAATTTAGCGAATTCAAATTTAATATCTTCAATGAAGTTCTCGACTTCTTGATTTGTCAGGGCAAATATCTTTCCATAGCGAGATTCCAAGCCAGCGACCTTATTAATATTGATGTTCCTTTTTAATTGAACTGCGTATTCATGTGGTCCGATTTGGGTTGGAGTTGGAACGGCTCCATTCTCAAAGTCGGATTTAAGGTCTCCGCTTAGTTCCAAGTTGACAAAACCGCCATCAGATGGCTTGCCTAGGATTGATTTATAATCCTTGTATGAGTCCAAATAAACAGTTACATGAGGCTTGCCGTTCTTAAACTTGGTATCCCCATTCTTGCCTCTAGGAGTTCCAAGTTTGGAACCACCAAAAGCCTTCTTGGGGTTAAGATAAATAGGCTTATCATTATTATACTGACCAATCGCACCTCCATCAGCATTACCTCCTTTGGTAAATACCCTGAGAGAAACTTCCGCTACCGAGCCATAAGATGCCAACCGAAGCGGAACATCATTGGCTTGAATCTCAAGCAATGCCTGTTTAAGCTTTAGGTTGAACTCTTCAATGGTCATGGCAAGGTTATCTTATGTCGGATGGGAGTATTGCACTGGAAACAACGGTTGTTTGGCAGCTGCATGTTGCCTAGCCAATTGCCCATGATTTCCTTGTATTTGTTCACATAGAACGAATGGCGTTCCTTTAACTGGTCTATGTTGATGGTATGATGGTTGGTGGCACGCTCACCTGATGTGTTATAAGCGGCATCAGCCACCAGGATCTCAGCTGTCTTATAAGCCAATGGGAGGGCAAGATTTTCCGCATGTGAGCAAATCCAACTCATGTGGTCACAGGCGATATCATAAACCAAGCTCATGCCTGCTGAATGATTCAAGCCTGTTACATTGTCATCATAAAATGCACCATTGACCTCGGCACCAAAGGCGGATACATAGCTGTTGTTACAGCTGATTCTACCGCAGCAAAGACCCGATTTGATTGGGGTGGTATAAGCTCCGATGCCAGTGCTATCATAACCGATGAATAAGTTCAATGGCTGCTTGTCGGATAAATATGTCTTATGCAGATAACCGCGAGAAATGACTCCTGCGGTTGTGTTGATGTCTATGGAATCCAAAAGCACATTCTGCCTCAAGTCCCAAACTTCGACAGTAACCGTGGTGGTTTGGTCAACCAAAAGGCTGATTTCACCGATGCTGACTTTGTAGAATGTATCGGATTGATTGAAGCTCATCTCTATTCCGCGATAGTTGCCGTTACCAGCAATCACAGATTGAGTGCCATTGTAAATACCCAAGCGATGCGAATCAACCAGGCTCGCAGCGTTGTATTGTCCTTGAAAATAGTTGTAGATGGTTTGAGACATCTCACGCACGGCATGGTCCACCCTTGCGTTGAAATACTCTTCAGCCGTGCTGTATTGGCTTGTAATGAAGCTCTCGATGTCATTCAGGCTGACGCCGACATCATCGATGTAAATCGAGCTTTTGGGAGCAGGGGCGTTACATAGGTCCCTGACTTGAATAAGGTCTTTGAAACACTCCATGCTTATAAGATTAAAGGGAGGGGCTAAAGGCACCCCTCCCAATTAACAAAATGAAACCGATTACGCGTTGTTTACTTCGATCAAGTTCACGAAGTTAACTCCTTGTGAAGGACCAGAACAGATCAAGTCAGTTGGCAAAGCAACAAGCTTGGTTGAAGTCTGCATGGTCATACTGATCTGACCGCAATTGTTTGATACGATCAAGTCAACTGGGATGCCATAACGTGGAGTAGTCAATGGGATGATCTCGAAGTTGCTGGAAGCACCGGAAGCAAGTGGGCTGAAAGACGCTTCAGTTCCAACAGTATACACCAACAGTTGCATAGCACCAAGTTGGGTCATCAAAGAGATGTTGTTAGAAGTGAAAGCATCAACAATATAAGGATCCCAAGCAACTACTTTGCCGTAGCGACCCATGATACCCATCAAATCCATTCCATCTTGTCCGCAGCAACCTACGTTTAACAAATCAGTTGAAAGGTACAATTCAGAACCACCGAAGATACCGATAGGAGCGCAGTAGCCAGTTTGCTTGGAAGCCAAGTCGATCTCAGGAAGGAAGTAAGGATTCAAGGCAGTGCCATTCTTGGTGGCAACTTGCTTTACTGCACCTGTTACGTTGGATACATCAGAAGCCCAACCGCCTACCAAAGGAACAGCTTCTTCAGCAGTCTTCTGAGCGATTTTCTGCTCGATAGCACCAGCCATAGCATTCAGGCGAGCAGCGATGAAGTCTTGGTTTGAACGGCAGATGTTAGCCAATTCATAAACGGAATAAGACTCACCGTATTTTACCTTCTGGCAGATATCCATCGAGTATTCGGCTGAGTTGTCACCACCTTGGTTGGTAGCGGCACAGTCCAAGTTACACTCGGTTACCTCTTCTACATTGGCAACAGGGATACCTGAATCGTAGCGAAGGATAACGGTGCGGGTTTTTGCACCACCTGGGTTTACTACCTGATTGATACCAGATACGTTCTCAGGTGAAGTAAGCATGCCAAGGAACGCTGAATCGCGGCCAAGGGTAGCTACATTACAAGTTGTGAAATAAGAATTAAGCTCTAGCTGCACATCGGGGCAAGCGAGCAGGGTTGAAGAACATGACATGATTAGTATGGATTTAAGATTAGAATTAGTTGAGTTTGCCCTGTTATTGCAGTGGCTTGCAACAAATCCACACTATTGCAGTGGTTCGCACCGTTGGCAAATATACGAAAAAAGGCCGTGATTTCTCACAGCCTCCACTATATTCAATTCAAACCGTATTATTTTGAAGCCCTCGGATGGATGCGCTTACCTGCTGCCATCGCTGGAGCTTGTTGGTTCGGCATAGGGCGAGGATTGCGGTTGTTAAGTCCGAAGCCTTGGTTAGTCAACGGAACCTGTGGAGCAGCCTTGCCAGCATGAGGATTTGATTCACCCAAGCCAAGCTCGTTGACTATCTCTTGCATGGCTTCCTCGGCTGGCATGAAATCGCCTGCCTTTACCTTGGACTTTATGCGCTCACCGTTGCCATTCATTATGACCAGTGATCCGCTATCATCCATATCGAACTTAAGGCGGTTTTTAAGGATTGCCTCAAATCCTGCTCGCTCTGCTTCGTTAATCTTGGCGCGTAGCTTCAGGGATTCTTTCGCTTTGGAAACCTTATAATCGATTTCCTTTTGCTTCATTGAGGTGGAAATGTCGGACTTGTATTTCTCAAACTCTTCGCCAGTGCTTTTCCAAGCTGCTTTAATGTCGTTTTTTTCTTTCTCAATCTTTTGAATACGCGATTCATATTCCTTGAGCCGTTCATCTGACCCGAGTGCGGAGGATTTTTTGACATCTTCAATCTGGTTTATATAGTTTCCTTTGAGCTTGTTCATTCCCAGTTGGAACAGTTCCTCATTCTTCTTAATGGTCTTGGTTTCCTCTTCGGTTATCTCAATGCCTTCCTCCTTGAACATCTGCCTGATCTTGGTCATTTGGCTACCCATCACCTTACCGGTTATGGCTGATGTCAAGTCGGGGTCTTTTACGACATTCTCTTTAAGTACGAATTTGGTTTGGAACTGTTCTTTAAATTGGTCGAAGTTTTCGGCTTCGATACCTGCGAACTCATTCAGCTGCTTCAGGTCTATCATTTGTAGTTTGTTTTGGTTTCCGATTTCTTTTCTTTGGGGCTTCGGCAATCGGTTGCTCCGAAGTTAGGGTATCTACAGTCGGCTCGGCAGGAGCGGTCTGGTTAGTATCAAGTATCACGAATCGGTTAGGACTGACCTGCACGATATCGGGTGGCGTTTCAATAATCACCCATTGACCATTAGCCATCCTGATTGGATTGTTGTAGATGGATGGTGGAAGCATCGCTACCCGACCTGTCTTCATGCTTTGGGCTTTCTTCAGATGATCCATAAAGGGGTGATTTTTATACAAATATACTTAACAAAATTACTGTTTTATAACTATAATTGTGGCATGGAAGATAATAAAGACAAATTCCAAGGCTGCTTCTGGCCTATAGCAGTAAGTATTTGCATCATCATTTGGTGGTGGATTATTACTTAATTATATTTGAATCGCGTTTGGTTGTTTGCTTGCCGCCCCGTAAGGTGGCTTTTTATAATCCTAGCAAATCCGTTTCGACCGCGCTCGGCTCAAATCCATATTTGTTTATCGCCTCCAATATTACTGCTTTAGGAACTCGCCTGATGGATACCGGTATGATGGAATGTCTGCAATTGTAACCACCTGCATAGGAATAAATCGTGGATGAGTTGGTGCCAGGAATCTGACCAGCCCATGCTCCTGATGAATCAGGTAGTCTTAAAGGTGGTGTTTTTCTGCCTTCTCCCCACAATTCAATTTCTTTGTAATAATAGTATTGATTATGTCTTTCAGCACAGAAAGGCCTTGTAGTTTCAATCTCACTTCCTGAATAAAAGAACCATTCCGCTTCCAGCTCTTCGCTGACTGCCGAAGTGTAGTTCCTATCGGCTATGGCAAAGGTATCATGGGCAATCTGCTTGTTATACTGAAGCAACTTCCCATCCACCTCATCATCGCCTGTAACTATTGTTTGAAGCTGTTTAACAGTCTCGGTAAAGCCAGCATTGGAACTGATAGCCGTTTCGATATTCTCACGCACCACATCAGCGAACCTTTGATTACCGATGGCATTCACAAGCAAGTCAACCGCATTGCGCTGCGTGGTTCTGAGTAGCTGCTGACTGACTGCCGTAGTCGCATAATCATCAAAGGTCTTTGCAAACAAAGAATCACTGACCTTGGCCTGTTCACCCATCTGCCTGGCATAGGTCTGAACCGCTCCGATGTATTCCGAATCAGCCAAAATCTGCTGAACTAACTCTTTCACATCGGAAGCCAAGGCAAGATTGGAAGCGTTTAGAACCAAGTTACCTGCCGAGTCAACAGTCAGCTGGCGTAGGATATCAACGATTTGAGGAAACAGTTTCTTCTGCGCCCTCTCGACCTCGGTCAAATACTCATCAGGAACGGTGGTGAGCCGCCGCGTTTTTTCAGCTATCAGCTCACTAATCGTTGCCATTAGATGCCAGCTACAATATTGCTAACTAATGATTGTGCGTTGAAGGGTGCTGCGGTAGTCAACTGAATACTGGCAGCAATATTCTTGGCGCGTTCTATCAACTGAGCCAATTGGGTGTCGAAGTCCTGCTCAAAGAATGCAGGATTCTCCATCATAAGAGCGTTCACCAAGTTGATAGCCGAATCATGCAGAACAACCTCCCACTTATCTACCAATCCCTTGGAAAGCTTCAGATTAATCTCATCCAAAGTCATAGTAAGCAACCTATCGGCTTGGCTAATAAGGTTGAAAATCTGCTGACCTTGAACATCGGGATAGTAAAGGGTCTGAAGGTATTTGTAGATGATGGATTGGATAACAAACGGTGGCTGCTTGGCCATGATAGCCTCGTTAATCTGAGCCAAGTAATCCGACTCCAAATAGAAGTCATAGTTCACAGGTCGCTTGATTACAGGCTGGCGATAGTTCTCGCCATAGCGCATCAATCCAACCATGTTAACGCACCACTCATACATATCAAAGAGCTGCATACAGTTCTGTTTGATTCCAGCGATGAGTGCCTTTTGGTCTGATGCCGCCTCTGTTGCAGTGATGCCTTCACCGCCTTGGACCTTGTTATTTGTTTTCTTGAGGTGTAGAATCTCATAGGCTTGATTCATGTTATAAGCAATTTCCTCTCGCAAGAACCTTGGCGTTTCAGTCGATGGTGCAGCATAGAATATAGCCGAATCGGGGCTGATGTTATCGCCTTGGGAAGTATTGGTTTGAGGCTTGATAAGCAAGGTGCCATAAGGACTTATCCTGTCCTTAAGACCTGAACCGCTACACTCCGAGCAGATAGTCTTGGAGCCATCCATGCGATAATGGAAACCACCGTCACAAGTCAGATTCTCGCCATCCACCCTGATTTGGAATTGGCAAGGGTCACCAATCATCACCCGGTAAGGATAGGTGCAGGTTGGCTTGATGCCACGAAGCAATGCGGCATCCAAAAGAACCTCATCCAATACATCCGTAGCGTAAAGGAATGGAGATTGCTGCATCATTACCTCATCGATTTGAATCGAGATACCATCAACACGCTTAACAGGAAGCATACCTGTGGCGTGGTTGAAGTAAGGCACCAGCTCAAACTGATAATCTACTTTCTTGCCAACTTGGACAGCCTTGTAAATCCATTCATCGTCAAATATCAGATAAACGATTCCATCCATCACCTCCTTGTTATTGTATTCTACTTTGGAGCGTTCATCACTCTCTATGATGGCGAATTCCTCATCGAATGCCAAGACTCTGGTAGTATGGTAGAACTTGGTGTAAGGCTCAACCAACTCATCAGGGTTAAGCACTTCTTCGCCTTCGATTTCAACGGTATCGAGTTCGTATGGCATAACCGCAACTACTCCCATTGCATCCATCAGTTTCAATGGAGGCAGGAAGGTGAACACGAAGTTATCCAAGCTGCCATACTCAGGAAAGTCCTGATCAAGGTACTTGGCTAAAGTGGTATCGGTGTTTACATATTGGTCCGCATCAGGGGTGTAACTGATTGACCAATTATTCTCATGATAGGCACGGCCATAAGTATCGACCATATCCTTGAAGACTTGTAAGGTAGTCTGCTTGAAGTTGGCACGAACATATTCAAACTCCTTGGGAGTCTGGTTCGGCGCATTCTTAGCAAACAATAACCCCGGAAACACTCCCTTCTGAGCATGTATAAGTATCTGGTCAAGCCATTTCACGGATAACACATAGCCTGGGAAGAAATCAGGTATATTCGGTGTTACTTCCTCATCTTGGCGAAGTAATGAAATGCCTCTTGATTTATTCCCTTTGTTGCGGATCGATGTAATTTCATCGACCAAATAGGATAACTGCTCAGCTGTTAGCATTATTGTTTTGGTTTAGTGGGCGGTTTAGGTCTAGTCCTTGGCTTTGAGCCACCGCATGATGAACATCCTTTCATAGCGTAGTTATATAAGAGTTAGTGAGGTCAACCGATGTGCCGCTTCCGAGCAATGTCTTGGCAGGTATAGGGTAATTGAACCGCTTCTGTTGGAGCATTCTCCAATTAGATAGCACTGGTCTGTAGCCTTTGTAATACTTGCTTTTGAATTCCACATCTTGCTCGAATACATAAGAGTAATGATGAAATTTCTGCGGTAGGAACTTGATGCCATCCTGTCCGTGCATGATTGCAGGTTCATGGGTCTTGAACTTCTGACCATGCCACCACCACAATCGCGCTACGATGTTATCGCCCCAAGATCCTTTCCCCACCAACTGCTTGCCATCACTATCCTTGCAAAGATAATGATAAAACTGAAAGCCTCCAGCTACATTCGAGCCTATTTCAAGCATACTTTCAGCCTCGGTCAAGTCCTGTTCAGTCCACTGTTCATCGGAATCGACCTGCCAAAGCCATCCATCGGGATTGCCTTGCAGTAGTTCAATTCCTTTGTTTACTTGGTCATCCTTGGAAGCATAACCTTGAGCCGATGTATGGAATATGACTTTGGTCGGATATTGACTTGCCAAATCTTGACAAGTCTCGATAGTGCCATCCGTAGACTGATGTGGCGGTCTGATGCTTGTACACCACTCTGTAGAACCACCGTTTCTGCTGAAGCCTTCGATTATCACCCACTTGTCAAACATCTGAACCATCTTTTCAGCAAAGCCGTTGTTAAGCAGATGATGCTTGGCGTTGTAAACTATTGTTAAGGCGTATCTCATTTGATGTAATAGATTCGGCTACCAAAGCCCTGTTCAGTCTGCCATATCAGTTCGCAATCGACTGTCTTGAGACTCTCGCAAGTATGGTAATGCTTGACATGGTTGGTATCATCCAAAGCCAAATAAAAGCCAGGTTCTACCCTTTCCATTAAATACTTGAACTCTATCAATCCCATGTGACCGGCACTGTCCAAGATAACCAGATCAGGTTGAAAGTCCAATTTAGCCAAGGCGAAATGAAGCATCTCATCTGGCACCTTGAAGCTCACTTCTTGTCTATAGAGAATGTCCCTGTTATGGTCAAGATGGTCAATAACGATATCATCAGGAACATCGAAACTAATATCAGTGGGAATATCAGAACGCTTAACAGATAGACCAAGAAGGAAAGTGATAATCGAGTTACGATGCCTTTTCCTTGCAGCTTCATAGTGGCGTGGGTTAACTTCGATAGAATAGACTTGCTCATCTCCCACCAAAGCATTAGCAATGCCTTGGGTAGTTCCTTCGCCAAGATAGCTGCCCGTTTCAATAATTCTTTCAAGCTTCTTGGTTTTGATAAGTTCGGTGATGGCATCTCTGAAGTCGTTATGCGCTCCCATGCCGTTTGGCATCAGGTGCTGGGCTATCTGCATCGCATTATTTTTTTCATGGTTTCATAGGAGCAATTGACCTGCATAGTGTCACCATTCATAAACATGATGAAAGTAACCTCATCGCTCGATTCATTATAAGACTTGTGGAATGAATAAACATTGTCTAGAGCAACCATAGCCTTGCTTTCCGTGAACTTGTCAATTCCCATCTCATCAAGCTTCTTATCGCTTAGAGTAATGTCAAACTCGTGCCATATCATATTGCTGCCAGTTTTTAGTCAGTATGGTTCGGTCCGATTGTTGCGGAACCTTATCGGTTATATAGTAGTGAAGCTCGGCATTGGTATCGATTGCATCCACAAAGTTTGCCAGGCTTGAATCTATGCAATGGATGGAAGCAGCCCCTTCTAGGACTTTCCGCCAATCAAAAATTGTGAAATCGCCCACCTTTTCAAAGCGGACCACATTGTCTGAAACCAGAATATCAGCAGGACTCCCATAGTCACTACTACTGTGAACGACATGGTAAGGCCTACTACTATCAATTCCCAAAGCATCACAAAGGGCCATTTCAGATATTTCATTTCGCTTGTATTTAAGGTTTCTCAATTCAGTCAGCGGCACTCCTGCCAATCGGTATTTGTAGGTGACAAAGCTGTCCACATTCCTTCGGTCCTTGATCCATCGGTAGTGAATTGGACTTTTTTGGTCCAATCCGAAACTCAAATCAATCACCCTATCGTAATTGCCTCGGTCGGATTCGACAGGCTGGACATAATCGGCATAAGCCAGCAAGGAATGGTACTGCTTTGGACAATGCCAAAATACATCAAATCCACGCTCACTGTACCAATTGGCAATAGGTAGAACTATCAATAAGTCACCCACTTTACCCGGCTGCTTAATAAGTAACCTCTTCTTTTTGTATAAATCAGCCTTGGTCGGTGGAACTGGCAAGGTCGCGCCAGGCAATCTGTCGCGCTCCTTGTAGCTTCGTTTATTGGTTAGATGAAGATGATAGGTCTTGATATCCTTGCTTGGATTTATCGGCTTTAGTCCCACCTGAGCAATCTCATAAGCCAAGCGGTTATCACAGGCAGGCAGACCCATAGTGAAATCCACATTTTTAAGCGTTGTGGGCTTGCCTTTCCATATCCAAGTGTCTTGGGTCCATTCATAATCGAATAGCTTGCTGTTGCCGTTATGAAGCACATCCCAACGACTTAGGCAAAGTACCTTACCCTCCATCTGAAGCGATTTGATGTCTTCGATTTCGGTGGTAAAGTAAATATCGGTATTGGCTAAAATGTACCAATCCGCCTCGACCGCTTGCATCTCTTTGATAAAATCTGTGTAAGTTGGGCGGTCATAACCTTCGACATTTATCACCTTCGGATGTTCCCAACTCTTGCCAAGATTATAAATCACATCAATGCTGGGACAGTCGCAGTTCAGGTTCATCGCCTGCCTCAGTTCACGCTGCCTATCGCCATACTGCTGCTCAAAGTAGCTTGTAAATAAAGCCACCTTACCAGGAAGCTTAGTCCGATTGTTATCGCCAATCTTGGCAATGGTCGGAGGTACTACCTTGGTCTTGGGCGAACTTATGTTGGCAATCTTGTCGCTTCGTAATATATGACCTTTGAAATTATGCCGTTGACCTCGACCCGACTGAATCTTCATCAGAATGCGGTCGTAGTATTCCCAATACATCGGCTTGATGTTGGAACGGTTGCCGAACAAACTTAAAAAAGTGTAAACCTCTGCAATCTCATGGGGTCGCTTGGCTGAAGTGTTTCCGAAGTACATCGAAGCCTCACCAATGTGATGCCATTCCCCCATCCTAGCCAGTGCAATGTTCAGATATAGTTCATCAGGCTGGCCACCGCCCCACTTATTCCTAAGCCTCTCCAAAGGTATCGGACTGTCCATCTCAGCCTTGAAGATGCTATACATCTCAGCAGTCTTATCGCACTTCCTTATGTATTGAATCGAGCTTTGAGTGGCTGGGAACTTGGTCTCATGGTCGAAACAGCAATGGTCCCAAATGTCTTGCCTATAAGCCCACCACATCTGTGGTAGGATATTAGGACTATTTACATCGTAAACCTCGTTGATGAAGGTCGCATAATATGCGCCCGAAGCATCCAACCTATCGAACATCTCCTCGACAGGTCTCAAACAAATGCCATCGACATCCAAGAACAAAGTGGAGTCGAATGGGGTCAGTTCGTAAATATCCGCTTTATACCTACCGGGATCTGAAGGATCGCCATCCAACAACTCGATGCTGTCAAACATAGAGCGGTCAGTGACCTCCTTCAGAACCTTCTCGGTAGCTATAAGGTGGATGGGTATGCCAGGGCTGTGATGCTTAATGGAAACCGCGAGGTTGTGGGCCATGAAACCATAGCCCCTTTTTCCCCACGCCATCAGCAAGATGCCTCTGGTCATAGTTCCACTGATTATGCGCTAAATACTCCTGTTGGTGTTGGGATCAAGCTGATGTTACCTTTGTAGGTAAAGGTCAGTTCGAAACGTGCTGGCTCTTCATCAGTATCAGTGATGATAGCTCCACCTGTGAAAGCGATTTCACCATCCAAGTAAACTGACTCATCATCAAATCCAGTCTTTGGGCAAAGGCGAGCGATAGCACCTGCGATGGTGTAACCGCTAGACAAGGTTGTCCAAAAGT